CACTGAAGCCATCCTGAATACCGTTGTTGCTGAGGTTCAGACCGCTGGCGGCACACCTAAAGTGCTGATGGTTAACCCTAACCACTAGCAAGTTGTATCGGCTTTCGCTGGTATCGCTGCACAGCGTTACATGGCTCCCTCGAATGAGCCAACAACCATCATCGGCGCAGCTGATGTTTACATGAGCGACTTCGGCACTATCTCGGTTGTGCCTAACCGCTTCATGAACAGCACTAACGCCGGTGACGAGACAGCCTTCCTGGTTGATCCCGACATGGCCGCTGTGGCTTATCTCCGTCCTTTCCAGACCATTGAACTGGCAAAGACTGGCGACAGCGAGAAAACCCAGCTGCTGGCTGAATTGACTTTGGAAGTCAAGAACGAAGCCGCTCATGGCATCATCGCGGACCTCAGCTGATCTAGCGTAAGTTAGATAAATGCCTCCCTTGGGAAACCTTGGGGGGCTTTTTTGTTTTACGCCTAAATGTTAGAATTGGCTTATGCAAAATCCTAAATTTCGCAATTCTGTTGCTCATGCTGATAATGAAGGCGGCCTGATTATTCAGACCGTTCAGGATGTTTCTGCAATTGTTGAAAGAAACAAACAGGAATACAACAGCTACGATGAGCGGGCCAAATGGTCCGATGAGCTTTACGGAAATAAGGTTGCATCAATTCCATTAACTGCAATTGATGAACTAAACAAGCAGGGCATTATGCGTGGATTCCACGTGCTTGATGATGCAAAGTTTGCGATGTGGTTAAACAACCCGGACAATCGCGCATGGCGTACGCGCCCAGGAGTGATTTAAATGAGCTTCACAAGCTATTCGGATTTGCAGACAACCATTGCCGGTTATCTTGCTCGTTCTGATTTGACAACACAAATCCCAGACTTTATCCGTTTGGCTGAAACTCGTTTGCGCCGTGATTTGCGTATTCGTCAAATGCTCAAAAGCGTAACCACTGCAACCGTGGCAGCTGATAGCACAGTGGAATTGCCAAGCGATTTCCTTGAGGTGCGCGACTTTGTTATTGTTGGAAATCCTGTCCAGCCTCTGAGCTATTACAGCCCTTCGGCGTTTAATCGAAACACTCGCACATGGGAAAGCGGCAAGCCAAACAGTTACACGGTCTTGGCAAACGACTTTCAGTTGTCTCCAATTCCTGACGCTGTTTATACGGTTCAGCTTTTTTACTTTGCTGCCCCTGAGTTTTTGAGCGACACAAACACAAGCAACGTGTTTTTGGCTAACACTCCAGATGCGTTGCTTTATGGTTCTTTGCTTGAGGCAGAGCCATATTTAATGAACGATTCACGCATTAACACATGGGGAACTATGTTTGATCGTGCAATGGCGTCTATCACGCGCTCTGACGAACAAGGTCAATACTCAGGCGTGCCCTTGGCAATCAAAACAACTTTGTGAGGTAAATCATGGCTGAAATGTCAAACTATCTTGAGAATGCACTGATTAACGCAACACTGCGCAACACTGCATTTACAAGTCCTGCGACCGTTTACTTGTCGCTGTATACGACAGACCCAACAGATGCCGATACTGGCACTGAGGTTTCTGGTAACGCTTATGCACGCCAATCAATTACATTTGGTGCGCCATCAAACGGCGTAACAACCAACACAGCAGCAATTGAGTTTCCTCAAGCAACTGGCTCTTGGGGCACTGTTGCTTACATCGGAATTCGTGACGCTTTGACTAACGGCAATCTGCTTTACCATTCGCCTTTGGATGCCTCGAAGACGATTGCCACAGGTGACGTTTTCCGTGTTGCAATTGGTTCACTGAGCGTAACTCTGGCTTGATATGGCTGATCTGCTGCCACCGTGGACGATAGACAGTCTCGACCAGCTTAAGGCTAGTCTTGATGATCTAACGCTTACGCTTGACAGCGATCTTTACAACACATCGGTTACGCTGTGGGATGCTTATGCAAGCGTCAATGCAACAGCAACAGTAACGGCTGATGCCACCCGTGTTCAATACGCAGCGGCCTCTGTAGCTTGTACGGCATCTGTAGCGGCTGATGCTACAAGGGTGCAATTTGCTGATGCAAGCGTTAACGCAACAGCGACGGTAACTGCTGACGCGACAAGAGTTCAGATTGCAAGTGCTACTGTAATTGCTGAAGCAACAGTTACCGCTAACGCGATTAGGATTCAATATGGGTCTGGCGTAGTCACTGCAAATGCGACTGTTGCAGCAAGTGGCGCACGGGTTCAGTTTGGCGATGCGACTATTGCTGCCAATGCGACCGTGGAGGCTCTTGGCGGTATCGTTGCTAATGCTTCTGCAAGCGTAACAGCGGATGCAAGTATTAGCGCTGAAGCAATCAGAGTGCGAACTGCTGACGCTGCCGTTGAGTGCGTGGCAACTGTGACTGCTTTGGGTGGCGTAATTGCTGATGGCGTAGTGTCTGTCTCTTGTGCCGCTGATGTTACTGCATCTGCAACTGCTGATTATGCTGGCGCCGCTTCAGTCTCTTGCATTGTCTCTATTGCAGTAAGCGCATCATATGGCCGCAGTTGGCAAGATGTGATTGGGTCGGACAATACGTGGGCGCCTGTGCCTAGCGATTCAAACGCATGGACAGAGATAAGCGTCTCTGATAACACATGGACCGATGTTTTGCCATCTAACAACACATGGTCACAATCATCAAACGGGTCTAATTCATGGCAACTACAAAACTGACTTTTGGCGAATGGATGCCTGACCAACCGGGAATTTCAGGCGCTTTGACCGATGCAAAGAACGTAGTTTCTCAGGCTATTGGTTATGGCCCATTCCCAACTGCTGCCATCTTTTCTGCTGCCGCATCTGAAAACCTGACAACATTGGTTGCTGGAAAAACTCCAGCAAATGCCACAAAGTTGTTTGCGGCTGGCTCTACCAAGATTTACGATGTATCAGGCGTTGGTGCGTTGACTGACGTATCAAAAGCTGGAGGCTATACGCCAAATGCAAACGCTGATCGCTTTAGGTTTACTCAGTTTGGCAATGTGATCATTGGCACAAACAACAGCGATCCAATGCAGTCATACACATTGGGCACATCAACCGCTTTTGCAGATCTTGATGCGTCTGCGCCAATATGCAAGTTTCTGACTGTCGTGCGTGACTTTGTTGTTACGGCTTTTACAACTGAAAGCTCAACGCTTTACCCTTCTCGTGTTCGGTGGTCCGGTATTAACGACGAAACTGAATGGGGCTCGAGTCAAGTCACACAAGCTGACTTTCAAGACATAGCCGATGGTGGCCCAATTGTTGGCATCCGTGGTGGCGAATTTGGCTTGGTGTTTATGGAAAAAGGCATCACTCGCATGAGTTATGTCGGCACGCCGTTCATTTTCCAATTTGACAACATTAGCCGTGGCAAAGGCTGTATTGCGGCTGGATCAATTGCACAAACCCAAGGCGTGACGTTTTTCTTGTCGGATGATGGTTTTTATATGTGCGACGGTCAGCAGGTATTGCCTGTTGGCTCTGAAAAGGTTGATCGATGGTTTTTTTCAAATGCCGATGAGAGCGCATTTGACACAATGAGCGCGGCTGTTGATCCTGTGCGCAAATTGATTATCTGGAACTTCAAGACAACATTTGCACAGCGCCAGCTAATTATCTACAACTTCAAAACACAAAAATGGACTTACGGTGATGCTGGCGCCGATTGCATATCAGATGCTTCAACGTCTGCAACAACGCTTGAGGGTTTGGATTCCATTTCTTCAAGCATTGACGCTTTACCCGTTAGCCTTGACTCCATTCTTTATATGGGTGGCAAGTATTTCTTGGGTGGAACCTCTGGCGCTTATGTCGTGACATACAACGGAGCGCCAGCTACAGGCCAAATAATTACAGGCGATTTGAACGCAGGTGGTCGCTCGGTGGTGACATTGGCTAGGCCGCAGGTAGACAACGGCTCAGCAACCGTTTCTGTGGCTTCTAGGACGCTTTTGAGCGAACAGCTTAACTATGGACCAAGTGTCGCCGCTGATTCTGAAAACCGTGTGTCGTTAAGATCAAACGGCAATTACCACAGGTTTAAGGTATCTCCAGCCGGGGCAAATTGGACAACGGCTGTTGCAATGGACATTGACTTGTCCGGTCAGGGTGTTCGCTAATGCCAACAATGTTCAGAACACTGCCAACATTTGGCCAAGACCCTCGGGCTGTTGCTGAGGTTGTCAATGGCATCATGAATGGCAAGACAAACAACACTGGCACGGTTACGCTTGCAACAGGTAATGCCACGACAACAACAATTTATGACGAGCGGATAAGTCCTGACAGCAAGATAATTCTGATTCCGTTTTCTGATGCCGCAGAACAAGACTCGGCGCCATTGGGCCAGTTTTCCAATAATACAGATCAAGTGGCCCCAAGTGTTGGGACTTCTGCTGTAGTCACATGGGATACAACAGACTTTTCAAATGGCATTTATCTGTCTAACAGCACGCGGATAAACTTCAGAAATGCGGGTATCTATGCAGTCAGTTTTTCTCTGCAATTGCAAAACAGCACAAACGATCACCAGCACGCTGATGTTTGGTACAGAGTAAATGGTGCAGACGTTGCAAACTCTGGATCGCGTTTTGGATTGCCGCCAAGAAAATCAACAGGTGCTCCAAGTGCAAACGTCAACTACATGAGTTTGATTCTTGACCTTGATGCAAATGATTATGTGGAAATTGCTGGTGCAGTTTCAGACGTTGGCGTGACACTTGAGACATACACAGCGGATACAGGAATTCCGCGACCTGCAATTCCTGCGGCAATTCTTTTGGCGCAATATGTAGCGCCAATGGCATATTCAAATGTCTATGTCAGTTCTCAATCAAAAGGTAGTGCTGTTGTTTCTCACTACGCAAATTCAACGGCTGACAAGATATATGCGTATGTTGTTGTTGGTTGAAAATGTTTATAATCATTCCATCGGATCACCCGCTATGGAATCCAGAACTTTTAGGAGTTAATCATGGCGGTCACTACCACCACACAAATTGATCCAACAATCCAGCCATTTCTGAGCTACGGATTGGGCGAGGCACAAAAGCTATATCAAGCCGGTGGCCCACAATACTATCCAGGCCAAACCTACGTCGGACCTTCGCAAACAACGCAAACTGGCCTGCAAGCACTTGAACAACGTGCAATGCAGGGTAATCCCTTAGTTGGTGCTGCGCAAGGTGCTGTGCAAGGTGCGATTCAAGGCCAGCAAAGTCCTGCCGCGCAAATGTATCAAAACATTTACGGGCAAGCTGGCTACAACCCTACAAGCCAGTTTTATTCTGGTCTTATGGGTGGCACGCAAAACCCGGCAATGGCTGGCACGCAAGCAGCTGCAAGCG